GAAGAGCGCGCCGAGCTCGAGGCGATTCAACGGCTACGACAAGTCGAGTCGTTCAACGGTTTCGTGGCACGCGTTTCGCCGCGTCTTGCGCGCGTGCCGCCGCATCTTCAACCTCTGTACGACCTGATCAACCGCTCGCGATACGAGCAAGTCTTCGCCACGATCAGCGAGCCGCCACGCCACGGCAAGACAACGTCGTTCGCGCTCGGGTTCGCGTACCGCACGCTGTACGACCCGGCGTGCATGAACTTCTATACGACGTACGAGGGCAAGCGCGCCGAGGCTGTCGGCAAGGCGACGCGCAAGCTCGTCGACGCGCTACGCGTGCCGCTCGATCGCAGCGCGCACGCGGCCGACGAATGGAAGACCGCGTTCGGCGGCGGTCTCATGTCGACGAGCATCGGCGGACGCATCACGGGCGAGGGCGCGAACGGTGGTCTCATCGTGGTCGACGACTTGATCAAGGGGTGGAAGGAGTCGCGCAGCAAGTCGCGCCGTGATGACGCGTGGAACTACTTCACGATGGATGTGATGAGCCGCATGGAAGGCGGCGCGTCGGTGATCGTGATGAACACGCGTTGGCACGACGACGACATCATCGGACGCATCAAGAAGAATCCCCTCGGCCTCGGCGAGATCGCCGGCACACGACCGTGGGAGCACATCAACATGCCGGCCATCCACGATGGCAACTTCAACCCGATCGACGAGCGCGAGAAGCCCGAGCTCGCGCACCCGCTGTGGCTCGACGTCGACAACGCGCACCCCGGCGACGTCGTCGCGGCGCTGCGCTGGTACGCGCTCGCGCGTGCTCGCGGCGAAGCCGGCTGGTGGTCGCTCTATCAAGGGCAGCCGCGCAAGCAGGGCGGCAAGGTGTTCGGCAACTGCGCGCGCTACACGCTCGCGCACAGCAAGCCGTACCCCGGCGCTGCACAGCCGTTCGATTGGGACGGATGGCGCGGCTGCATCTCCATCGACACGGCGGGCACCGAGAAGAGAAGCGCAGATCACACGGGCGTCTCCGTCGTCGCCGCGAAAGGCTTCGGCAACGAGATCGTCGGTCGGCTCGTCGACGCCACGAAGCGGCAGATCAGCGTGCCCGAGGGCGCGCGTCAGGCGCTGCAATGGAAGCAGCGCTATGGCCTGCCGCTCGTCATCGAAGGCGGCAACCAGGGTGCGAACGCCGTCATCCAGGTCTTGAAGGAACTGGAGCCCGAGCTGGACATTGAGCTCGCGCCGATGTTCGGCGACAAGTACACGCGTGCGCAGCCGCTCGCCGGCGCGTGGAACGATGGCCGCTTCCTCGTGCCCACGTACGTCGACGCGCGCGGGCACCGGCTCGAACACGTCGAATGGATCGATCACGTCATCGACCAGGCGGACGAGTTCACGGGCGAGGACGGCAACGAGGACGACTTGATCGACGCGACGGCGAACGGGTTCAACTACCTGCTCGGCAGCGATCGCGCGTGGCGCGCGGCGCAGTAGGCGTCGCGCAGGGCCTACGCGACACCTGCCGAGCTGTCGTCGCCACGTGGTAGTGTGGCGGCATGATCACGCGCCAGATGCGAGCTCGTCGCCGTGAAGCACCGCGCTCGCTTTCGCGACGGTCCACGCGACAAGACTCGTGGGCGAACATCGTCACCGGCTTGCTCACGCGCCGCGACAAGCGCATCGGCGGCGTGCACGTTATCGACCTGGTCACCGATATCCAGGCGCGCGACATGTGGCGCGGCGACGACATCTCGAAGCGCGTAATCGAGGTGCTGCCGCGCGAGGCGCTTCGTCGCGGGTACGAGCTCAAGATCGCCAGCGACGACGGCAACACCGACAAGGAGAAGAGCGAGGCCGTCACGTCCGCGCTCGAAGAGCTGGGCGTCGATCAAGCGGTCGTGAAGGCCGCACAGTACGAGCGCGCGTATGGAGGCTCGGCGATCTTCCCGGTGATGGAGGGCGCGCTCGGAGATCTCGGCAGCCCGCTCGACGAAGACGCGACCATCCTATCGATCAAGGCGCTGCACATCCTCGAGCCGCGCGAGCTGTACCCGGTGCAGTGGTACAGCGACATCAACGATCCGAAGTTCGGTCGCCCGTCCATCTACCGCTGCATCCCGCTGTTCGCGGGCGGCGTGATGGGCACGCCGATGACCTACATCCACGAGTCGCGGCTGATCGTGCTGCGCGGCATCCAGGTCACGCGGCTGCCGATGCCGGGCACGCTGCTCGGCTGGGGCGACAACGTGCTCACCGCGATGTACCGCGTGCTCGACGACTACGGGCAAACGTGGGGCACCGTCGCCGCGTTGCTGCAAGACTTCGCGCAAGCCGTGCTCCAGATCGAGGGGCTCGACCAACTCAAGGACAACCAGCGCGGGCGCACCGCGCAGCGCTACCTCGAACGCATCGACCAGCTTCGCTCGGCGTTCCGCGCCGTCGTGCTCGACAAGAAGGATTCGTTCACGCGCGTTCAGACGCCGCTGACGAACCTGAGCGACATCCTCGATCGCTTCGCGACACGTCTCGCCGCCGCCGCCGACATGCCGATCACGTTGCTCATGGGCATGTCGCCCGCGGGCCTGAACGCGACCGGCGAGAGCGATCGCGCCTTCTTCTATGACCGCGTGTCGGCGCTTCAGCACTACCTGACGCCGTTCATCGAGCGGCTCATTCGCTTCATCATGTGCAGCACGGAAGGCCCATGCGAGGGCATCGAGCCCGACGTGTGGTCGATCGACTGGAAGCCCTTGTGGGCGCCGACCGAAGATGAAGTCGCGAAGACGCGGTACACGAACGCGCAGGGCGACGCGCTTGGCGTGCAGTGGGGTTGGCTCACGCCCGAAGAAGTTCGCTCGCGCTACAAGGGCGACAAGTACAGCAACGATATCCAGCTCGACGAAGATGCGTGGAACGCGCAGCAAGAAGCGCAGCTCGCCGCAAACACGATCACGCCTGAAGACCAGGCGGCGCTCGGCTACGGCAACGTGAACCCGCAGGACGTCGGCGACAGCACTGCGCCGAACACCGAAACCGGCGTCGAGCCGCGCGACGAAGAGATCACCGGCAAGAAGACCGTCGTCGGCAAGTCGAGCGCCGGCCCCGCAGGCTCGACCGAGACGCCCGACGAGCGCAAGCAAGCGACCGTCGAGACGTCCGCGCCGAGCGCGCTCGCAAAGGGCCAGATGACGGCCGGCATCGACGAGCCCGACCCGACCACCAAGTCGAAGGGCGACGCGAAGCCGAAGAGCTACGCCGAGGCGCATCCGAAGCCGCAGACCCCGAAGACGCCAAACGCGCCGCTGCCGCCCGCGAACGCGGGACCCGGCAAGAAGGTGGTGCAGGTCAAGGCGCACGCGCGCACGGTGTCGACGGGCAACGGTATGCCGCAGGGACCCGCAAGCGACGAGACCCCGCCGAGCGTCGCGACGAAGAGCAAGCGCGACGACGAGCTGAAAGAGATCGGCGAGGCGTGGCACGTCTACAGCGAGGACGGCAAGAAGCACCTCGGCGGCCCGTACAAGACGAAGCAAGAAGCGCTCGATCGCCTCAAGGAGATCGAGGGCCACAAGGGCGACTAGCGTGCGCGCGCTCGCGCACACGCATCACGTCGTGCGCAGCTCGCTCGCGATGCTGCTCGCGCCGGCACACGACCTGTCGACGCGCGACGGTCGCAAGCGCGAGCTCGCGCGGCTCGATGCCGCGCTCAACGTCACGCGCAACCCCGAGCACACGATCTCGCAGGTGCTCGTTCATCGCGCGGTCGGCACCGCCAAGAACCGACGACGCATCCCGCGCTCGCGTTACCCGAAGTCGATCGAAGTCAGCTACGCCACCCAGCTCGTCGGCATGGTGAACGCCGCGAAGCAGCACGTGGCCGCGGCGATGACTCAGATCCCGAAGCTGCTCGCAGACCACAACCGGCAAGATCGAGCCGATGACGGTGGCGGCGTGTTCCTTTCGCGCGAGCTCGAAGCTGTCGACGATCGACCGTACAAGCAGCTCGTTCGCTTCGCGGGCCTGCCCATCGTCGTCGAGAATCCGGTCGGCAGCGTGCGCTATTGGATCGATTCGTTCGGCGTCCCCGGCTCGACGACGATGCAATACGCCTACGGCTACATCGCCGGCACCGAGGGCGCCGACAGCGAAGAGACCGACGTCTACCTCGGTCCCGACGAGAACGCCGACGATGTCTTCGTCGTCCATCAGATGTGCGCGCCCGACTTCGAGACGTACGACGAAGACAAGGTGATGCTCGGCTTCCCGAGCGCGTCGTCCGCTCGCGACGCGTACCTCGCGCAGTACACGGACCCGCGCTTTCTCGGCAGCATGGATACGGTCTCGCTTGCCGACTTCAAGTCGTCGCTGCTCGCGCGCTGCGATCGGCTCAAGCGTCGGCGCTACCAGATCCGCCGCGATGCGGGCGAGCCGACGAAGGCAGCGCGGCTCGTTGCAGATGCGCGCAAGCGCTTCTCGAACGCGGTCAACCCGGGCACGCTCGACACGCTCGCGCGCAAGATGGCTCGCGCAACCACCGACGCGCAGCGGGTGCAGCTCGCAGCGCAGACGAAGGCCGCGCTCGGCGTGAACATCACAACGCTCGACAAGAGCGTGCCGAAGTTGGTCGATGGCTTCGCCGCCGAGAACGTTGCGCTCATCAAGTCGCTCAGCAACAAGACGTTTGACGACGTCGAGAAGGCTGTTACGCGCGCGTTCACGAGCGGCGCGAGCGCTGACGATCTGAGCGATGAGCTGCAAGACCGATTCGGCATCGCCGAACGGCATGCGCGGCTGATCGCACGCGACCAGATCGGCAAGCTGAACGGCCAGGTCACCGCCGCGCGCCATCAAGAGCTGGGCGTGAAGTCGTTCACGTGGCGCACTGCCGGCGATGACCGTGTTCGACCCGAGCACGAAGACCTCGACGGCCAGTCGTTCACGTACGACGATCCGCCGAGCGAAGGATTGCCGGGCGAGCCGGTGTGCTGTCGCTGTAGCGCCGAGCCCGACTTCGGCGGTCTGCTCGACGACATCGACAAGGCCGGCGCCGACGAAGACGAAGACGAGTAGCTGTCGTCCAGTCCCTCGCGACGGCTGCCACTGGACATGACGGCTCTCCGCTGTTAGCGTCTGAATCGTGGCGACCCTGGAACGCGTGATGCGCATTGACGCGGGAGCGTTGCGCTCGCCGCGAATGACGTCGCAAGGGTTCTTGCAGGCCGACGGGTACGCCGGTCGCGTTGGGATCTACGAGTACATCAATCCCGACGGCACGATTCGTCGCGAGCTGCGCCCGCCCGATGAAGTCGGCAAGAAGAGCGCGCTCGACTCGTTCGAAGACGCGCCGATCACGAACGGTCACCCGAGCGTTGCGGTCACCGCCGACAACGTGAAGACGTACGGCGTCGGTCACTCGAAGCGCGCGAGCTTCGACGGCGCGAACGTGATCACGCCGACAACGATCACCGACAAGAACGCGATCAAGGCCGCGCAGAACGGGCGCGACCAGTTGTCTCCCGGCTACCAGCTCGATTGGGACCCGACGCCCGGCGCGGACAAGCGCTATGCGTATCCCAGCAACCCCGATGGTCGGTACGACGGCGTGCAGCGCAACATCGAGGTGAACCATCTCGCGCTCGTCGATCGCGCGCGCGGCGGCAGCGCGATGAAGCTGCGGCTCGACGAGAAAGAGATCGAGCTGCGCGCGTTCCGCTTCGACGGCTACTCGACGGGGACGCTCGTGCTCGACGACGAGCTCGACGCCGACGCGCGCAACAAGCTTCGCGATTCGCAGTTCGCCTTTCCCGAGGAAGGCAAGCTGCCGATCACCGACGCCGAGCATGTTCAGGCTGCGATGAGCCGGTTCAACCAGACCGACTTTTCGCAGCATGCCGGCGCGAAGGGCCGCGCGTACGACAAGATCGTGGCGGCAGCGAAGAAGCACGGAATCGATTCCACCAACTTCGAAAAGGAGTATGGTGGGCGCACTGACTCTCAACCCCAGGAGCGAAACCCGATGGGCGACAACGGCACGACGAACACGACGACGACCCGCACCGACGAGATGTTCCGCTCGCTGGAGGCGCAGCTCACGAACAAAACGCTGGAGCTGACCAGCGTGACCAAGGAGCGCGACGAGCTCAAGGTTCGCGCCGACCGCCTCGACGGCAAGGTCGAAGAGTTGCAGAAGCAGATCCCGCTCCTGCAAGCGCAGGCGTCGGCAGTCGTCGGCGCCGCCGAGACCGTCGAGTCGAAGAAGCAGAAGGAGCGCGCCGACGCGGCCGAGACCGCGCTGACGAAGCTCAAGGGCGGATGGGGCGAAGCCGTTCGCGCGCGCGTCGCGCTGGAGCGCCGTTGCGCGCCGGCTCATCCGCCCGGGTTCCGCATGGACGCGCTCGACGACGACGCGCTCATGCGCGCGACGCTGAAGCGGCTCGACAGCGGCGCCGACATCTCGACGGCCGTCTCGTCGGAGAAGATCGCCGGCAAGCTGGAGATCAAGCTCGACGAGCTCGAAGCGCACGCGCGCTCGAAGGCGCAGATCGCCGAGGTGATGCACACGCAAGAGGTGCAGACGCCGAAGGCACGCCACGACGCCGAGCAGAAGGAGCGTTGGAAGAAGCCGCTCCCCAACAGCGTCCACGGCCAGCACACGCGCGCCACGAAGTAGCTCGCTCTCGACACCCCCTCCCGTCAACACCCAGCAAGGACACCGACGATGACCGCGATCACCACCATCAACACCGAGATGCCCCGCCTCGTCGCTGGCCAGCTAGCGGACGGCGGGTACAAGGACGTCGACTCGTGCCACAACGAGGACACGACGCCGATCTATCCCGGCACGTTCATCGTGGTCGGCACGACCGACACCGACTTCGGCGCCAAGAACCCGAGCGCGCAGAACCAGCTCTTGAAGGGCGTCGCGCTCTTCGGGCAGTCGTACCAGCCGATCACCGAGCTCGACGCGAGCGGCGGCTACCTGACCGGCATCACGTTCGACTACCTGCGGCACGGTCGCGTGCCGGTCACCGCCAAGGCGGCGATGACGACGTCGAGCGCGGTGCACGTGCAGGTGATCGCCGACACGGGCGCGCCCGTCGGCATCATCCGGCCGGACGCGGACGCGGGCAAGACGCTCGACTGTTCGTCGTTCTGCAAGGTGGTCGAAGGCGGCGACGCCACGAACCCGCCGGTTCTCGAAGTCGACATGACCGGCGCCGCGAACGCGGTCTCGGACTAGTCGCTCCCCACCACTCTTCTCCGCCCTTCGGGGCGAACTGTTTCACGCACCGACTCGAACCACTTCGCAGGAGAACCCGACATGCTCTTCCGAACCAGCCACCTCGACAGCGCACAGGTCGCGTTCCTCCAGCGCGAGGTCGAGAACCTGGACAAGCAGGTGTACGAAGACCTGTTGCCCGGCAACAAGGCGCGCGACTACATCCCCGACTATCCCGGCATCGCGCCGTGGCAGGAGTCGGTGACGTACAAGATGTTCACGAAGCGCGTCGACAAGGTGCGCACGGGCGGTCGCAACGCGAACCGCATGCCGCGCGTCAACCTGACCATGACGCCGACCACGCGGCGCATCGAGCAGATCCCGCTCGAATACGCGTGGACGGTTCGCGAGATCCAGCAGGCGGCGGCGACCGGCGTGCCGCTCGATTCGCTGACGGTGCTGAGCGCGCGCACCGCGGCCGCTCGCTTCATCGACGACTTCCTCGCGAAAGGCAACGGCGTCGACATCGACGGCCTCGTGCAGAACACGACGGGGCTCGTCAACATCGAGACGCCGACGACGAAGACGGGCGGCGCGCCGTGGCTCACGGCCGGCAACACGCCCGACCAGGTGCTCGCCGACATCAACAAGATGATCGAGCAGATCACGTTCGGTCTGAAGCAGACGGACGCGCCGGGCTTCGACAAGTTCGTGTTCCTCGTTCCGACGAAGCAGTACGCCTACCTCGCGCAGACGCCGCGCTCGGACCTGTCGGATACGACGGTGCTGAAGTACGCGCTCGCGAACAGCCCGTGGATCGAGTCGATCGAGCCGTGGTGGCAGTGCGACGGCGCGGGCGGCTCCAGCGAGGACCGGCTCGTCGTCTATCCGCGCACGCCGCTGTGCGTCGCCGGCATCGTGCCCGAGGAGTTCCGTCCGCTCTCGCCGCAAGAGGTCGGGCTGGAGATCAAGGTCCCGTGCACCGCATCGTGCGGCGGCACGGTGCTTCGTTACCCGGTCGCGATCCGCTACATGGACGGCATCTAGCCGACCAGCTTCACGGCGCGTGTGCAGCGCGCCTTGACCTGTCGCGCCGAGCTCGGGCGACGGGTCGCACCGACGAGAACGCATGCTCGTCGGTTCTTGGCGGGCAAGTGAAACGCCAACACGCGAGGCCCATAACCTCGAGAACCTGGTTGAATTCCAGGGCCCGCTACGAGACGCTCGCGACATGAAGATCGCGCCCATCATCACGCCGCTCGTGCTCGCGAACGCTCAGCTCGGCGCCGCGCTGACGTTCCCACCGACGGCCGGCGGCAACGTCGCTGCGCTGCCCGACGGCTGGCAGGGCTTGCCGGCCTCACAGGGCGACAACGCCTTCGCGTACCAGCTCGCGCAGGGCGGCGGCGGATGCATCCCGCAGATCGACATCGACCTCACCGCGGACGGCGCCGAGACCCTCACGGCCGTCGAGACCTACGCAGCGGTTCGCGAGACGCTGACGGTCACGGGCGGCACGACCACGTTCTCGTCGGTGACGAGCAAGGCGACGAAGACGGCGCACGGCTACAAGCTCGGCGACGGGCCGATTCAGTACACGGGCGGCACGCTGCCGGCCGCGCTCGACGAGGGCACGGACTACTGGCCGATCCCCGTCGACGCGAACACGTACTACATCGCCGACTCGTTCGCCGATGCGCTCGCCGGCAACCACATCACGCTCGCCGACAACGGCAGCGGTACGATCGACGACGAGGGCGGCACGAACCCGACCACGCTCAAGTGGCTCAGCTTGGGCAAGGCACCCGGCGATGACGGCACCGCGGGCGACGTCACGCTCAGCGCGACGCTCGGCAAGACGTTCACCGTCGACAACCGGCCGCGCTTCGTCGCGATCGCCGTATCGGCCACCGTCGGCAGCGGCACCGCGCACGTGTCGATCGACGCGTACCCGGTCAAGCAGCTCGCGTCGTAAGCTTCCCGGTTGCGTCGAGCGTTCGTGCTTGTCCGGCCGACCGCTCGACGCGAAGGGCCATCCGTCGCGCCTGCAGCGAGCTGTCGCGCGCGCGACGTCGGCGCCTCATGGTAGCCTGACGGGCATGGCGGCGATCACCTGGGACGACGTGACGAACCTGCCGAACGCTGCCGGTCTCGCGAGCGTGCCCGTCGAAGCACAGACTCAGATCCTCAGCTACGTCAACACCGACACGCCCGACCCCTGCAACTACGACGGCGAAGACGGCACGACGACGAAGCTCGTACGCTGCCTCATCGCCGCGCACTTCGGCAAGATCGGCCCGCGCTGGGGCTTCGTCAGCAGCGAGAGCGAAGATGACCTCTCGAAGTCGTGGCAGATGCCGCCGAACCTGCCGACCGATGCTGCGTTCTGGATGAGTACCGGCTGGGGCATGGCCTACTGGAACATGCGCGCGAGCTCGCTGGCGCGTTTGCCCTGGGTCCTATGCTAGACGAGGTGATCGACGACAAGATCGCCGAGGGCGGCGAAGGTTCGTATGGCCCTGGCGGCATGTACCCGTCGCTCCAAGTCACGCGCGTCAGCGTCACATCGAGCGGCGGCTTCGCGGTGCGCAGCGCGCCGACGTACTTCAACATCGACGCGAGCGTGCGCCCCGACAGCGATGCGAAGCTGCACGACGAACCCGAAGGCCGGTACACGATCGAAACGCGCAAGCTGTACACGCGCACGGCCGAGCTCTGGCCGACCGTCGGCACAACGCCGGCGACCGACGCATCGCACGACGCCGACATCGTCACCCTGTACCCGGTCGCGGCTACGTTGAACCTCGCCGACTTCTGCGCGCATGTCGACGC